CGTCATTTCCAATGCAGCAATGCTAAGCTGCCTCGGAACGTCAATCCACGAAACGGATATTCGCTCATTCAACAGCAATGCTTTAAGAGTTTATAATCCAGTAACCGGTATCCGCCATCGCAAAGCAAGTACTACTTCTGAAATAAGGCAGAAGATTTGCAGCTATATTCTTAATACATTTCCGAATGTGCGCCGTATAAAGATTGTTGATACCGGTAAAAACTTTTCAGCTCGCGTATGGTTCAAGTCTGGTAGGACATTTTGTGAGAAAGCATATTCAATCAGGAATCTGTATGGAATACTAAATGATAAGATTAAATTTATCTCTGAACAATAAAGAATGTTGCCCGTATGGAAATATCCGTATGGGCTTTTTTTAAAAGTTCCCCTCAAAATGTTTAGTCTCCTCATGCACTGTCATGTCTGCCCCTTTCAGGTACTTGTTGGTTGTAGAAATATCCGCATGACGTGCCTGATCACGGGCTATGACGATTCCTTCAGCATTGGCCAAATCACGGATACCGGTATCCTTCAGAGAGTAGAACTGGTAGCTGTCCGGAAACTTCAGTTTTGCTCTGACCTTATTGAAGTAGTTCCTGTACACACGGGTGGTCACCTTCTCACGTGAGGGCTTAAAGCCCTTACCGAACAGATAATAATCATTGGGAGAATTAAAAACGCCCAGGTCAAGCATCGACTTAATCAGTGCATCATTCAGTCCGACCATGCCATCCTTCCGGTTCTTGCTGATACTGGAACCGATAAATACTTTCTGTTCCTTCAGGTTGATGTCAGCCAATCGGATATTGGAGATTTCATCCGGACGGATAAAGGTGTAATAAGCAAACTGACACAAGAACAGGAAATGCGGATTCTCTTTCTGGAGATACTTCCTGAGCTTCTGAATATCCGGAACCGTCAGGGCAGAACGTTTCTTCTCTTCTTCTGCCAGCTGTCGAATCTTCTCAACCGGATTATGAGTAAGGTATTGCTTTTCCATCATCCAGTTACAGAGTGAAGACAACCAGGTACGGTAGTTATTCCGGGTTCTGGCCGATGAATCCCGGTCAAGCAGCACGTAGTCCAAGAAGTCAGAGATGAAAGACTGGTCAATCTGATACGCATACACGATGGCCGGAATATGTTTGGCTGTATACTCCTCAAAGACTCGCAGGCGCTTCTCATAATCCTTCAGAGTATTCTCCTTAATGGTGCCAGCTGCATACAGTTTGCCCAGATATATATGATACCTTTGGATAATATCTATATACGGGGTGTATTGCCTGGAGTTCTCTACATTAGCCCAGGGATTCCATCCGGAACGGAGCTTTACATTAAGATTGGTGATGATTTCATTTGCCCGACGGCGACGGTCGGTCAGCTTGGGTATTCCATCCAGCATATACTTTTTCCGCTTCATTTTCTGTTCCAGCGGATCGTATGCCGTGAAGTCAATATACCATGTTTTACCAGTATGTAACTTGGGTTCTGTGTACGAAATTACACTCTGAATCGATGCGTTTTTTCTAAGTGATGAACACATTTTTTTCTACGTTTTTCGAATTCGAAAACGCAGTACGGTTTGACATCATGAAAATTAGTTGTCCGAAATTTGTCCGACCTATAAACGGACAAAAGCTGCAACTTATTCAGTTACAGCTTTTTATCTCGGCACGGGAAGAGAGGCTCGAACTCTATGGAAACTTTCTCCCTCCTTCCCTATCTTGATATTCAAGCTGTTACGTTTTCGAATTATGTGATTATTTTATATTGTTTGTCCCAAATCTGTCCGACTTTCAGTGGGGTTAACCAACTGATTCATTTGCTCTAAGAGTAGAATTCTTTTATCTTTCTCTTCAAGCAAACGTTCCAGCAATTCGATTTTTTCTTTGTACTGCTGCTCATTATCTCCTTGAGCTGATGAATAAGCCTTGAAAGGTTTCTCCCGTTCAAAGAACACATCCATCGACACCCCGAAAAAATCCGCCACTTTCTCCAGACGTTTCACGGTGGGATTCCCGTTGACAATCTGAGCCAAAGAAGCATTGGCTTCAGTACCAAGGTATCTTAAAAGCTCCTTGTTTGTAACCTTCTTATCTAACAATAATTGTTTGATAACATTACCATTATACATTGTATTATCATTTTTTTCTCTTTCAAAAAATATATCTATAGATACATTGAAAAAATCAGCAATTTTCTCTAATGTATTGCAGTTTGGAACGTTTGTTCCTTTTATTATATTATCAAGAGTGGCTTTTTGTATATCAGCATAACGATAAACATCAGCTTTCTTAACCTTCCTCTCTCGTATTAATTGTTCTATGATATATCCTTTGAACATACTTGCTTTAATTCTTATTTAATAGAATTTGTATTGTACGTTCCTTTTCAGACAACAATTCTTTAAGATGTTCAATTTCCCTTTGACACTCGTTCAATCTTATATCTCCTGAAACTAGATTTCCATTACCATTTACACTATGACCTATACTTGAATGAGGCATTTTCTCATTATCAAAGAAGTAATCTATTGATACTCCGAAAAATAATGCTATCTTTTCTAATCTCTTTGAACCTATATCTGAGCCTTTTAAAACGTTTTCTAGAGTTTGCACAGATATACCAACCTTTTCACAGAAACCCTTCTTAGTCAATCTGTTGCTCTCTATTAATTCAACTATTCTTTGAGGTACAAGCATATATTATTTAATTTTTAGTCATTCTAAATATCAATAAATATTGAATATATAATAAACAATACTTTGATTATTATCAATAAATCTTTAAGTTTGCACTATAAATTTAATAATTAAATCAATAGCAAATAATATAATCATCTAAAAAGTAACAGAAATGGTAATATCTAACTATTATTTATCTCTATCGGGTAAAGTGAAAAGTAAGTTCATTCAAGATGTGATTGAATTGTGCGGAATATCCTACCCCTCTTTCTTCTACAAGATGAGAAACGATTCATGGACCAAACTTGAACGCGAAGCGATAGAGAGGTTTATTCAAGAAAATGAGAAATCAAGTTGAGTTCTACAACACGCCATCAGGCTATGTAATGTGTGATGATGGCAACTATACCACCCGGCTATCAGAATCCAGCCGGGAAGTAGTGGATGAATTGCTTGATACCATACGAGAGTGTTATTCCGATGCGTACCGCGCACTTGAACAATGCTATTCCAAGTCAAGCAAAAATTCCAGATACCAAAAATTCAGAATAGTGAATCGCTTCATACGATGTAATTGTGGAGAACTGGATACCCAAAAGATAGATTTTATCGACGGGAATATCAATATCGAGCAAGTACATTGTCCTCTGAGAGGTTCCGGTGACTGTCAGTATGAAAATGTGATATGCAATCCCAAACGTACATCAGCCCTTACCGTAAGACAGCTACAAATAGCAGCTGCACTAGCCGAAGGACTGACCCCACTAGAAGTATCAGACAGATTATATATCTCAATCCATACGGTACACAATACCATACAGGCAATTAAGGTAAAACTAAACCTCAAAAATACTACCCAGATAATCTCCTGGTACAACAATATGAATAAGTAAAATATTGATTAGTAGAAAATAAAATTATGGAATACGTCACTTCACCCAATCTAAAATCTCCAATGCTTCTTGACAAATACATAGGATTTACATTAGAAGAAATGGACCTTGCCGGTGAGATAATAACAAAGGCATTGGAAAAAGAACTGGCTAAAACAAAGAAAAGATATGAGAAATACCTGAGCATACAAGAAATCGGAGAAGCCACTACACGTCAGCAGACAATCCTATATAATGTTGAGAAAAGATACAATGATTTGGATACTCTTGTACACGACCTGAAAGGACTGATAGATTTTAGCAAAAAACTGAGAGACCCAAATCGATTAAAACCAAACATGGGAGAACAAGGAGGTCACATATGAAAGAAGAAGATTTGGTCATGGTTTCTGCCGAAGCCACAGGCTTAGGAGAGCCAATGGAAGCAATTATAGACAAGATAGAAACATTCATGGGACAAACCCTTGTCACGGTTACTTATACACGACCGACCGCATTATCCGGCCTCGGTGGTTGCTTTGTGGATGTACATATAACCTTAAAAGAATATTGAATTATGACAAGAAAAAAAGATATAGTAAAACTCAATAAACTGCACCTGATTAAACGTAGAAGGATGCAAAAGTTTCATGCTAGGAAATATATTAGACTATGCAAGAACTATGGAGGGAATCAAGAATCAATACGATGTCTTCAAATGTTTGTGTCAATTAAATATTTAAATCTCGATTCTGAATTAAGAAGATGTGTTGGCACTTATAAAATCAGATTTCAGGAAAAAAATAAAAATTATTATGCAGATTAGACAGTGGTATTATGGGAAACATGAAATTACACAAAATGGAAGAATGAGAATCCGTCTTCCATACAAAACAAATTGAGCACGTCTATTACACTTCTGACATGCTGGTACGTAAGGTGACCGGTTACATTATAATATGCCGAAAATCGTTGAATAACGGTATCTCAAAAAATACCCCCAGACGAAAACGAGTCCGATGGGATGGCTATGGACGTTGTTACAACATCAACAACAATACCCGTCTGCGTGACCACGACATACACTTCTAATCTATCTTTTATAAAGCCGGCAAATGCCTGATATTTGCCGGTATCCAAAACACTCTAAAACATGATTTCCAACTCAGACATAGAAAAGATTCTTGACCGTGCCGACATAGTAGACGTAGTAGGACAATTTGTCCAGCTGCAACGGTCCGGAGTCAGATACAAGGCATGTTGTCCGTTCCATCAGGAAGACACCCCGTCCTTCATGGTAGACCAGGCACGCGGCTTATGGTACTGCTTCGGTGCTTGCAAAGAAGGTGGCAACGTCATTAAGTTTGTGGAGAAAATAAATAACATGAACTTCCCAGAGGCGTGTCACTGGCTGGCCGACAAATACGGCATCGATATAGAAGACAAGAAAGAAGAGAAAAATCCGGAAGAGCTAAAGGCAATTCGCAAACGTGCGTCCATGTTCGCAATAAATGAATTTGCGGCTCAATACTTTCTTGCGAACCTGCAAAAAACAGAAGCTGACGCTGCACGGGCCAAAATCAAACAGAGATGGGGTGAGCAATATCCTCAGGAGCAGGGTATCGGTTATGCACTTCCTTCCTGGTCCGCTTTTGCAGACGCAGCCATCAAGGCCGGATACTCTGCCGACCTGATGGTAGAGTGCGGACTGATCCGGAAGCGCAAGGAGGGTGACGGATATTATGACTTCTATCGTGACCGTATCATGATACCCATCCGCGACCGGTTCCGGAACATCATCGGGTGGACTGCCCGCGACATGAGCGAAGTGGATGGCACTCCCAAATACCTCAACTCCTGTCAAAGCGATATATATGACAAGTCCGACAGCATATTCGGTATTGACAACGCCATCAGGCAGGCTGCCAAAGAAGAAAAGTTTTATTGTGTGGAAGGTGCCCCCGATGTAATGCGCCTGCAATCCATCGGAATAAACAACACCATTGCCTCGCTGGGTGCTGCCTGGACAAAGAAACAGTTCTACCAGATTAAAAGGTATGCCACTTCCCTTTGCTTTCTTCCGGACGCGGACGCCATCAAACCAGGCGAACAATACGGTACCGGAATAGCAGCCGTCATCAAGTCCGGCCAACTGGCTATGGAGTGCGGTTTCTCCGTATCCGTAAAGGAGATTCCATGTGGTGAAGGAAATACGAAAAATGATCCGGACTCTTACTGTACCAGCCGTACCAAGTTCAAAGACCTTGACGAAGTAGATTTCATCACCTGGTATGCCGGATATGCCTTCAAGGCTGACGGTACCACCGAAGACAAAAGTTCAGCCGTTTCCAAAATTGCCCAGATGGTGGCCATGGTTGGCGACGAAGTCAAAGAACAGATGTACCTGGAGCAGCTGAAGAAAATCTATAACCATAAGAATCTTTGGCTTACGGCCATCAACCGTGAAAAGAAGAAAATTTCCGAATCCAGGGCAGACAAGACACAGACCATCAACCGGGACCTGCTGGCCAAATATGGATTCTTTGAGTCCAACAACTGTTATTACTCAACCAACGACGGGAAAGAATATCAGTGGTCAAACTTCGTGATGCAACCGATGTTTCACATCAAGGACTCTCTTAACCCCAAGCGACTGTACCGCATCAAGAACCAGAATCGCCAGGAGGAAATCGTGGAGATGAAGCAAGAAGACCTGGTGTCGTTATCAAAGTTCAAACAGAAGGTCGAAGGACTGGGTAACTATATCTGGCTGGCTACCGAAAAAGAAATGACACGCCTGAAGATGTATCTCTATGAGCAGACGGAAACCGCGATGGAGATTACCCAGTTAGGGTGGCAACGCAAAGGATTCTATGCGTTCGGCAATGGAGTATTTGACACCGAATGGCACCCGGTAGATGATTATGGTATTGTTCGCCTGGGCAATAAAGGAAACTACTACCTTCCGGCCTCCAGTCTGATTTACCGGGACGATGACAAACTGTTCCAGTTCGAGCGGCGATTTGTCCACCTGAACTACTCCGGCATCTCCATGAGAGACTACTTTACCAAACTGGTAGGAGTTTTCGGAGATAATGCCAAAGTAGGCATCTGCTTTCTCCTGGCCACATTGTTCCGCGATGTGATTACCGGTTATACCAAGAGCTTCCCCATCCTGAACCTGTTCGGACCGAAAGGTTCAGGAAAGTCAGAGCTCGGTCACAGCCTGATGTCCTTGTTCATTATCGACAACACACCTCCCAACATTCAGAATGCCACTATCCCGGCACTGGCAGAGCTGGTAGCACAATGTTCAAACGCCCTGGTACATATTGATGAATTTAAAAACAACATTGACATCGACAAACGCGAATACTTGAAAGGTTTATGGGATGGAGCCGGGCGCAGCCGTATCAACATGGACAGAGACAAGAAGCGTGAGATAACAGCCGTTGACTCAGGAGTCATCCTTTCCGGACAGGAGATGGCAACAGCTGATATAGCTCTCTTCAGTAGACTTATATTCCTGACGTTTTCCAAATCAGAATTTACCGATGCGGAAAAGAAACGATACAGCGAACTGGTAGACATTCGCAAACGAGGCCTGTCACACCTGACCCTTCAGATATTGCGTCATCGGGCCAAGATGGAGCAACAGTTCGTCAGCAACTTTCATTCCTGTTTGTCTGACATTATTGAAGGACTGGGGGCAGAGAAAGTGGAAGACCGAATCTTGCGTAACTGGATCATACCGCTGGCAGCCTTCAGAACACTCGAGGGTGTACTTGACTTGCCGTTTTCATACCAGGATATTCGCAAGGTTACACTGGATGGCATAATCCGTCAGAATGCAGAATGTAAAAGCAACAATGAATTGGCCAACTTTTGGAATGTGGTATCTTATCTGCAGCAGGATGGTGAGATATTTATCGAAGGTGATTACCGTATAGAATATGTCAATAAGTTCAAAAGTAACCTGATAAAGATTGAACAGCAGTACCAGGAACCCAAGGCCATCCTGATGATGCGCAAGAACCGCATCTTCATGCTGTATAAAAAGTTCGGCAAGCAGGTTGGCGATTCAATTCTTCCGGAAGGCTCGCTGGTGTACTACCTGGAGAACTCCAAGGAATACATGGGTAAAAAGAACTCAGTCCGGTTCAAAAACATACAGCGTGGTGTGGAAGTTCAGAAAATAGAAACGACTCCCACCGGAGGAATATCCTACAAAAAGACCTCGACACCGGACATTGCCCTGTGTTTCGATTACAAGATGATTAAGGATACTTATAATATTAACCTCGAGGTAGAGGTGGAAGGTAATGAGACCACAAGTGATGATTTAGATTGAATATTTTAATATTAAAGAATCATGGAAACAAAAATTATTGCAAAAGTAAACAATGTGGATATTGTTGCCACAAGTGATGAACAGTTGGTACCTATCCGTCCGATATGCGATGCATTGGGTATTGACTACAAGGTTCAATGGCAAAAGCTGAAAGATGACGAAGATTTGAGTTCAACTATGGTGCTGAGCACCACGGTTGGAGCCGATAGAAAGGAGCGTGAAATGTGCTGCCTTCCTATCCGCTATATTTTCGGATGGCTCTTTACTATCAACCCCAAGAATGTGAAACCTGAAGCTCAAGAGGCGGTTCGTGCTTACCGCCGCAGTTGTTACGATGCTCTTTACGCTCACTTCTTCGGATCGCAGAAACGCCAGATAGAACAGAATCAGATTGAGATTAGATTGCTTGAAGAACTTGCCGACCTGAACCAGCAACAGCAGCAGTTGAAGCAGACTATATCTGAGAAGCGTAGAAAACTGGATAAGTTGCGTGAAGAGAGATTAAAGAACGAACCTCAATTGTTTGATTAAGATTGGTTATAAAAAAGGTTTTAGAGTTTATAAGGGCAATCGTTGTGAAACGCTTGCTCTTTTTTTATTTCTATTCTTTGCTATTTCAAAACAAATCACCATATTTGCAGTGCTCATTACAACGTAACTCTAAATGCAGGACGACAGGCTTGCATCATTTGCAGGCATTTTTTATGTCCGCATACTTCGTAGTATCAAAATATTGGTATCCGTGTACCCCCGTGTATAGGCTTAATGGCCGTACAGCATTTGGAGTTGAATGTGATGAGCAACGGGACAGGCATGGATACCTTTTTTATTTATATGTTAAATTACAACTCTATTTCCAATGCAGCTATGCTCGGCTTCAACGGAACGTCAATCCACGAAACGGATATTCGCTCATTCAACAGCAATGCATTAAGAGTTTATAACCCGACTACAGGTGTTCGTCATCGCAAGGCAAGCACAACTTCTGAAATAAGACAGAAGATTTGCAGCTACTTTCTTGATGCGTTTCCGGATGTACGTCGTATCAAGATAGTTGATACTGGTCAAAAGTTCTCAGCTCGTGTATGGTTTAAGTCCGGCAGGACATTTTGCGAGAAAGCATATTCTGTCAGTAATCTTTATGGATTATTAGATGAAAGGATTCGTAATGTATTGTACCAATAATAATATTGTAGAGAGATGCCTGTACGGTTTACCGTATGGGCATTTTTCGTATATGTCAAGACCAGTTTCTACCTTTTCCCACGGGGCGAAAATGGCTTCTACACCTTCTACACTTTCTACAATGTTGAAAATAAGTGATTTATATATTCTACAACTATTCTACAAACCTTCTACAAAATTCTACAAAATGCCGTTTTTGTTAAAACCTTCTACAAATTACTTCATTTTCTACATAATTTCTACAATTGTAGAAGCCTTATAAAATTATAAACTATTGACTACCAGCATATTTTATTTTCTGTAGAAAGTGTAGAAGGTGTAGAAGGCAAAAAGTATGTCATATCTGGAAATATACTTTTTGCTTTTGGGCCACATTAATAGCATATTTATTTATCTAAAAAGTAATATATATATTATATTTGTAATAGATAATCAATTCATTATGAGCCACATTGTGTTTTATATCAAACTGGAGCCTTATTTAAAGCAATGGCTTCACAATAGCCTGGGAAATCCGGTGGTATTTCCACCGCAGAGTAATGAGAATGCTGTTATCCGCCGTTTCCTCCGGAAAAGGCCACCGGAAGTTCAGCCGGAAATGGCAGAAGACGAATTGACAGCCATCGTCATTCCCGACAGCAAAGCCAAGCCGCCGCAATATTATAACTACCTGGGTAAAAAAGCCAAGGCAGCTGTAAAGGAGACCATCGAAGACCTGTTCCGGGCGAACCTCTGGAATGAGATGAGCGACCTGACTAAACGCGATTGCGGACTGAAAAAGACCATCGCTGCCTGGTGTGAAATGCACGGCATCGATGACGACTATTCGGAGACTGTCAGACAGAAATACTACCGCATGAGGACCAGTTATAGCCGGAGAGGTATCTTTTTAGGTTCTTTAACCAGAAAACACTCGGATGAGTAGGCCGTTTTTGTACAAACCCAAACAACACCGAACACACATAATCCAATAACGATAATCATGGTACATCTGATTCAGAACATTAGAAAAGTAGAATGCATCGAGGCCTATCACCTTCAGCATTCAGACATCATAGCCGACCGGGGAGTATGGCTGAATGTCTACCAGCAATTCAGCCCAATTTCAACCATCGGGCTGAGTTCAGTCGAAATTTCCGACAAAATCGAGAACAAACAACGCATTTTCACCACCAAACTCACCATGTTCCGGTCAAAGAAGCTGCTACCTGGTGCCAAAAAGTTCTGCTTCAAGGTAACAACCGTCACCGGCTCCAAGTTCCTGATTGGTTCATCCGAAAAGCCCTACCCCGTCATACAAAACGAAGAGACTTTTCCGTCCGCAGCCAGTGGACGGGCAGGTGTTACCGTCACAGTAACCCTGACCTCCCCTATTCCGATGCTTGCCATATTAGATTAGAGTCTTTTTATGCAATATATATAAGGTATAATATTGCGTAGACTAATTTTCGACAACATGGATTATAGTATTAGTATTGATTCACACATCGGTCCTTGGGGATATTCGAAGAACTATATCCGAAGCCAGATGTCAGGTTTGAAAAACAAGCCTGTCAATGTGCGTGTATCGTCCCTCGGTGGCTCGGTAGACGATGCGCTCGACATCCGGCAGCAGTTTCTTGATCACGGCAACGTGACTTGCTACCTGTATGGATACGTGGCCAGTGCGGCTACCATCCTGGCTACCGGTGCCAAGAAAACCTGCATGTCCAGATATGCATTCTATCTTATTCATAAGGTGTCAAACTGGGTGGATGCCTGGGGCAACTACAATGCCGACCAGATTCAGCAGCTTATCGACGACCTGAAGGCTAACAAGCTGGAGAATGACAAAATGGACTTGGTACTGGCCAACCTCTACGCCAACAAGTGCAAGAAAAAAGTAGATGACATTCTTCCAATCCTGAAAGAAGGACGCTGGCTTACTGCCCAGGAAGCACTTGAATACGGATTCATTGACGAAATCGTAGAAGACGGCTCAAAACTGAACTTCGACGATGCCATGAAGACCCGTTTCAACATGTTCCATCTTCCGGCTTTGCCTTCAATGGAGGACAAGACCGAAAGTCCGGAAGCAGAAACCGCGCCCAGTTGGTTCAACAATTTCGTGAACAAATTCTTCAAGGGACACCAGCCGGATACTCCACAGGCACAAAATAAACCACTCAATCATTCAACAACACAAATGAAAAAGGATTATCAGAAAGTCAATTCCATCTTGAAAATCGAGGGTGTGGAAGTTGACAAGGATGGTAAGGTAACGCTTACCGAAGAACAGGTCAAGGCCCTCAATGACCGCATCACCAATCTGGAACAGGAATCTTCTGATAAAGACAATCAGATTTCAGAGCTGAAAAAGCAGAATGAGAACCTGAAAAAGACCGATGGTGAAGATACCACTCACATTAATGGTGACGAAGGTGAGGATGATGACCTCACAAAGCTCAACACAGCACAAGAAATGTTCAACAACGTAAAAGAATTGTTATAATATGGCAGATACAAAAGGTTACGTACAGATTACTGATGAACAGCTTGCCAAGTCGGCTGTCAAGTATAGAAAAGAATTGCTTATGATGCCTGTTCTTGCCATGGCTTCAACTTTGCAGCACATGTCTCAGAGACCTGGTGTTATAGGGAAAGAGACTGTAGGTGAAATTAATGGTGACATTGAACTCGGGCCGTATGATGAAGGGCGTGTTGATGAAAATGGTGTATCCATTGATCCGCGTACATTAGAGACTTTCTTAGGTAGCGTAGTGAAAAAGTTTTCCCCGAACTCTGTATGGCAAACAGTTTATGGCAACTTGATTTCAAAGGGGGAAGCTTTAAAGAATGTCGACATCACCCGTCAGGTTCTTGCTTTCCTTTCTGCTAAACTCGGAGCTAATCTTAATGCTGTCTTATGGTCTGCTAAACGTAATGAGAGTGGAACAAAATCAAAAGACCTTTTTAACGGTTTTGATACCATCACAAAAACAGAAATGGACGCTTCCAAGATTTCTGCAGACCTTAAAAACATGTTTACTATCGAGGCTATCAGCAAAGACAATGCTGTGGATGTTTTAAAGGAATTCTACCGTGCTGCCGACCCTGTGTTGCGAGAAACTCAAACTAAACTGTTTATTCCTCAGGGTGTTTATGACAACTATGTAGACGATTATCAGGCTACCGTTGGCCATGTTCCTTATAATACGTCATTTGAGAAGACGTTTCTCGAAAGTTCTAACAATAGATGTGAGCTGGTTCCTCTGGCTAACAAAGCCGGTTCCGCTTTCATTCACCTTACTACAAAAAGTAATATGCTTGTTGGTTACGGTAATGGTGCTGATAAGGAAACGATTCTGGTAGAAAAGCATCATCCATTCAAACTTGATTTTGTTGCTACCATGTTTTTTGGTGCTGAATTTGAAACAATTTCTAAAGAGCGTCTGCTGGTGGGTACCATCGACGGTACAACTCCGGTTCTCGCTGGCATAGGAGGGTAAATTATGGCAGTAGATTGTACAAGCAAAGGGATGTACGAATCCCTTTCCTGGTGCCCAGGTCAGACCTCGACACCAGGTATCAGACGTAAGGTGTTCTTTATTCCAAAAAGTTGGATTAAAAAATGGCCGGTTCTTCCTGCTATTGACGGAGCAGAAAGCATGGCTGCATTAGCCACATACGAAGGCGACTTTGTGCTGGCAGCTGACAAAAAATGGCAGTATATAGAATTACTGACCACTAAATCGTCCATCAACGCAGAGTCACAGGGTGAAATGCCTTCCAAGACTATTCTGAACAAAGCAACGCTGGTTCACGCAGGTACAGATGAAGAAGCCTCCGGTTTCTGTCGCCAGGCCAACATCGATGAATTGATCTTTCTTTGTCAGCAGAAGAATGGTAAGTTCCGCGTAGTCGGTTCTGAAGCTTTTGACCCTTCAGTCACCATTTCACAAACTTCAGGAGAAGGAGACACCGGTACTGCTGGTACCACCCTAGAGGCACAGTGTACGGACATTTGCCCGTCACCGTTCTACACAGGTAAAATCGAAACAGAAGATGGCGATATCTCCGGAGCGGATGGTAGCGCAATCCTTCCGGGTGGATAATAATAGGAGGCTACAATTATGTACATAGATGAACAGTTAACCATAAACATGCAAGGCTGGCTCAATACGGAGCCGGCCAAGCGTGACCTGATGAAAGGTGCGGAAATGGTGCTCAAGCTGACCCGTAACCGCATCCTTTATCAGAACATTTCCCACAATCCGCAGAAGTTTGCAAGCAAGATTGAATATGAGCTGAAGAAACATCTGGCCATCCGCCTGGATAGAAAGACGATTCAAGACGTGGTCAAGATGGACAAAGAGCTGGTTCCGGCCGTAGCTGAAACACTGGCCACCTTCCAGCCTGAAATCAGTTCTGACGACGACACACCGCAAGAAGCGACCATTGCCAAAGGCAAACGCACGGATCATGATTCACTACCCGAAGAAATCCGTCAGCTGTGGGAAGCCAACAAAGACATCTACTTCCGCCTGAAGCAGACTTTTGAGACTTTGAAAACCATGAAGGATGCTCTTCCATGCGACAGGTACGAATACCTGAAGCAACTGGAAGAGCTGGATGCCAGATATCGGGATAACATGAACAAGTACGACCATTTCAATCCGGACAATCAGGGTGCCGGCGGTACAGAAGGTGAATCACCTGAAGACCCTGCTGAAATGGCCAAAAAAGTCAGTGCAGCCCGCGGCTATCTGTCAGACAACAAGAAGAAACTGGCAGAGCTGAAGGAATCCGGAGACCAGGAGAAGTACGAGAAGCTGCTGGCCAAAGTACAGCAGAGATACGACTTCCTTATCTCCACCAGAAACAACGTAGGAGAAGACCAGGTGAATGCCTTACGTGAATTAGGGTTGAAAGCATGAAACATGTAAACCGATTGCTGAAGCCGTTATCCGATGTGCCGTTACAGGCGTACCTGGATAACCGGCTTCAGCTTTTTGATGTCCTCGAGTTCATCCTGTCACAGACCGGACCGGCTAAAGTCTACGTGTCCACCTTCTCTACTTCCGAGGAGTTCTTACGCAGATTGTTCTCCCTCCGAAAACGGCAGCTGATTCTTCACTCTGTCCTGATGGCAGACCTGAAGGCAGCTAAGAAGACTGTAAATCTGTACACCTTTATGTCTTCCGTATTCGATGATGTGTACCTCACGGAGAATCACTCCAAGGTACTGCTTATCGAGAACGACCGCTGGATGGTTACAGTCGTTACCAGCCAGAACCAGACGCGAGGAAACCGGACCGAATGTGCAATGATCACGACGCAGCCAGACCTCTTCCTTACCTTACGAGACCAGTTTTCCGAAATTATTAGTACCCGCAGCATACACCTCAATGGAATTCACTTCAGCACAGATTGACAAAATCAAGGAACTTGCCACGATGCTCACCCCGGTATCGGATATTGCAGTCCTGATGGACGTAGACGAACGCCGTTTGCGAGAAATCATTTCCGACAAATCCCATCCGGCCAGCATAGCCTACCGCAAAGGGAAAGCCGAACGGGCATTGCAGATCCGGCAAAACGAGCTGGAGCTGGCAGAAGCCGGAAGCCCGTTGGCGGTGCAGCTTGTGGGTTCCTACATCCGTGACATGGATTCCGACGAAGATTTATAACTATGCCATTACCCGCAACGATTGATATTGCCAAAGAAAACCTCTTCGCCTCGGTCGACGAGATGCGAGAGCGTAACATTCCCGAAGTCATCCAGCAGCGTCTGCTCCGGCTTCGGGACATGTATAATTACTGGCTCCAGTACCCGCGCATACGGGAACAGGAAATAGTGCTCGAGCTTCAGAAGCGATACCAGATACAGAAGTCAGCTGCCTACGAAGACATCCGCATCATCAAATACCTGTTGGGTGATTTGAACAAAGCCACCAAGGACTACCATCGCTACCGCTTCATCCAGCGCAACGAAGAGAGTTACGAGATGGCCAAGCGCATGAAGGACGCCCGGGCGATGGCCGCCTGTGACAACTACTACGCCAAATACATGCAGCTCGACAAGGAAGATGCCAAGGACTTAGGCTACGACAAGATTGTGGTGCAACCCTTCCAGCCGGACAGCGACCCGACGATTATCGGAATTAAACCGATACCGAACATCCGGCAGCGCATTGCGGATAAGATAAAGCAGTACATGAATGAGGATGTCCAGGACATCCAGTTTGAGGATGCCGACTTCAACGAAGACGACATTTTCAACCCTAAAAAATCACAGGAGGCACCCGAACCATGAGAGAATACTTCCATGACACCCAGCAGCAGGTGCTATTCACACCGGCAAAAGACATAGTGCTTTGTGCCGGACGTGGTTGGGGGAAAGGTCCGATTCATGCCGCTATCAATCTGCGCAACATGCAGCGTATGCCAGGAAGCATCACCGGATTTGTGGCGGCCAACTGTAAGCGTGCCCTCACCAATACCATCCCGTCCATGCTGATCCACTGGCAACGCTGGGGCTTCAAGCGCGACGTACACTGGACTATCGGCAAGAAACCGCCGAAGTCCTGGGGATGGGGTGAACCCATCTTCCAGCCCGACAACTGGGAGAATGTCATTTCCTTCTACAACGGCTCGATAGGTTACATCATCAGCCAGGACCGTTCCGGAACTTCCAACTCCTTTTCACTGGATTACCTGGACATCGACGAAGCAAAGTACATCGACTTCGAGCAGCTGAAAGACGAAACTCTTCCGGCAAACCGTGGTAACAAGCAATATTTCGGCCATCACTACTTCCACCATGGCATGCTGATTACCTCCGATATGCCGGTCACAAAGAAAGGTTCCTGGTTCCTGGACTACGAAAAGAAGTGCGACCCGGAACTGATTGAAGTCATCCAGGCGACAGTACATGAGATTTGGCGGACAAAGAAACGCATCCGCGACCTTCAGGCTAAATCAGAACCGGTTCCTTTGTACCTGAAGGATTATCTGCGTACCCTGAACCGTGACGTGTGCCGCATGGGTTCTGTGGCAGTTCTGTACCGCGAGTTCTCCACGATTGAGAACATGCAGCTGCTGGGTGAAGCATTCATTAATCAGATGAAGCGTGACCTTCCCCCACTTACCTTTCAGACGGCCATCCTCTGCCGACGTATCGGTATCAGTCGAGACGGCTTCTACTCCAGCATGACAGAGGGGCACAAATACAATGCGACCGACTTCAGCTACCTGGACAGTCTGGAATATCAGTTCGACAAAATCAAGGAGCCTTCCTGCCTGATGGATGCTGACCTCGATAGGGATAAGCCCATCTGCATCGCCTTTGACTTTAATGCCAACATCAACTGGCTGGTAGCCGGCCAGCCGGACCGGAACCGGCTGAAGGTGATTAAGTCGTTCTGGGTAAAGTATGAGCGTAAGCTCGAGGCTCTGGTGGATGACTTCTGCAAATATTACCGGCACCAGCGGCACAAGGAAGTCATCTTCTATTACGACAGCACGGCCTTGGGTTCCAACTATGCAGTCAATGACGAAGACTTTCATTTCGTGGTGGAACGTTCCTTTCGGGATAGGGGATGGGAAGTACGCAATGTATATATAGGAAGTCCGATGAAGCACATTGAGAAGTGGCTGCTCATCAACCGGATGTTTGCAGGTAGGGCTAGGTTATCACCATTCTTTAATGAACAGAACAATGAAGACCTGCTTATCTCTGTCCAGACTGCAGGTGTGTATAACGGCGGCAAGGACAAGCGGGGTGAGAAGCTGGCAGAGACGGAGGAAGACCAGCTTCAGGCAAGAACGGACGGTTCGGATGCCTTCGATACGTTGTGTATCGGTTGTGAGCGGTTCCCACAGCTGACGTTCGATCTCTTTGTAACCTCGTCCATGTAATCAGAAATGCTAATTAGATATTTCATTGAGGTGTGTCCCGATGACCGTGCAGATGGTTGTCGGGGCTGTTTTTTATGCTTTTATAGGTGCTTGGTTGTTAATATAATTAACATATTCCGCATGTATACATGTTAAATAATTTAAGGTTTTGTAGCGCGGTGAGGGCAACCCTTCATAAACCTCCATACAGATTGTATTTATTAATTTATGTAAATATTTGATTCTTTGTGCTTTATAAACTTGAAGAGCGGAAATACCAAAAAATATTATCTGTTTAGCCTTATAGGAAGATGCTAATTCATTGTGAAACAATTTTCTAGCATCCGAAAAATCCCCAGCTTATCGGGATATATCCTGTGATTCCCGATAAGCTGGGGATTTTTCGGGTTAAAAGGTAGAAAGACACTCTGTAGTCTTTCTGTGCTGGAGATAGCGTTCACGCAGCGGCCCACCCGCCCCATTGCTTTCCCTACTGGCGGTATAGCTAAAGCTATGTATTGTTTGACTGCTCTTCTGTTCTTCTCTTCGGAATTCATATCGGTGTCACCTCTCACTGCCGGTTACGCCTTTTCATCACTGCAAAGGTAAATGTTGCCTGCCGTATGCCAAGTTCAGGCGCTGTTCACTGTAAAAATCTCCACCCTTCCAGGGTAGTATTCAAGGCCGGGCTTTACGGTGAAAACTTGTCTTTCACGGCTGGCAACACCTTTTGACGCAGTGTAAAAGGCGAAACAAACCGACAGCGAAAGGCGACGGAATAAAAAAAAACTCAGAGAAGGAAGAGCAGAAAAAAGGCTCACTACCTCGGCTCGAGGTTCAAGAATAAAACTCTAAAAACCACTGATATGAAAACCTTTACCGAATCCATGCTAAACCAGTGCAGAAAGTACATGTTCAACTTCTTTGACTACCTGCCCACAAAGTATCAGGCCAGCGCAAGAGACTGGCAGGTGAGAAAATTTGTGTGGGCATTCAAAGACGGTAAATGTGCAGTTTCAGCTGCCCAGCTTGTCGCAAAGAAAATCCGTGAGCAGTTTGGCACGTCAGCGAGTGACATGGTGTTTGTCTGTATCCCAGCCAGCAGCCAGCGGAAAAATGAAATCCGATACAGAGAGTTTTCGGAAGAAGTGGCCAGACTATCGGGAGCGGTAAACGGATACAGCCATATCACGGTAGAGGGTGAACGGCTGGCAATCCACGAGAGCAAATCAGGGAAGCACGTAAACGACGTGCAGGTAATCAACTTCGACAAGGAGTTTTTCAAAGATAAAAAAGTGCTTGTCTTCGATGACGTGATAACACGTGGTTACTCCTACGCTCGTTTTGCCTGCCACCTTGAAAGTTTTGGCGCATCCGTTATCGGTGGAATGTTTTTAGCGAAAACCTTATTTGTCTAACAATTTAATAAACAACATTATGAAAGATTTATTCGAAATTTGCGGAGAATGCCGCCACTTGAGCGACGCAGAAGTAGTTTATCAGCTCACCAACAACAAGGAAACAAGCAATCAGGTGAACGCCATGTTAGCGAACGGCAGCAATGTGTCGATAGAAGACATTTGTAACCTGCTGACACCGGCACGCAGAGATATGGCACTGGCAGTCATTGAACTATACAAGAGAATCAAGGAACGGAAGAACAACTACAAACGTATAACTTCCAGCGCCGACGTTTACGAAGTGATGCTTCCCTACATGGCAGACCTGAAAGTAGAGGAATGTTGGGTTATCTTCCTGAATCAGGCATCCCGAATCATCCGCAAACAGCGTATCTCAGTCGGAGGGCTGGCGTCTACTCAGGTAGATGTAAGAGTGATTTTACACGAGGCACTTTCTTGCAATGCCACCACCATAATACTCTGCCACAATCACCCGTCAGGTAATTTCCAACCAAGTAAGGACGACGACCGCCTGACGCATGCCCTGCTGGAAGCGGGACGAATTATGAATATCAGGCTTCTTGACCATGTGATAGTAACGGATGGAAGCTATTACAGCTACGGGGACGAAGGACGCCTGTAGGGGCTGCAAATGGCCGTAGCAGCGTTTAGGGAGGTGGGTAGCGTCGCGGCCGCCCGCCGCCCGATTTTGCCTGCTGACACAAGCAAAATCGGGCGGCGGGAAATAAGGTATTTACTTTTTCTACGCCTAAAATCGGCGATAATAATAACTATTTTACTATTATTTTACCGTTTTTATTTGTAGATAATAGTAAAATTACTATCTTTGCACTGTTGAATTAAAACAGTGATCTATGAAGACAGTGAAAGTTTCAGCAATTCTCCAGAAATTGCAGGATGACGGATGGTATCTATCGAATCAAGAAGGTAGCCATCGTCAGTTCAAACATCCTGTCAAGAAAGGAAAAGTAACCGTCAACGGTCATCCTTCAGACGATGTTTGGGGATTTTTGCTAAAGAGTATTGAAAAGCAATCAGGGTTAAAATTTTAACCCTGAGCGCTTGCTCTAATAGATTTTTAATTCAACATAGGCGGTCTTAATAAGACCGCTTTATTTGAAAACTTAATACAATATTATATGGATAAAGTTGTTATCGAAACCGCACGTACTGAAAACGGATATAGTGGTGCATGTGAATTGCTCCCTGGGTGGATTGTAGCTACTACTGGTGATTTTGACAACTTTAAAAAAGAGGTTGTCGACAGCATCCGCTTTTATGTAGATTGCGCCAAAAAGGACGGAGATGAATATCCTGCGGTCTTTGATGGAGAATATGAACTTGTGTACAAATTTGACGTGCAAAGCCTATTACTTTATTATCAGGGTATTTTCTCTTTTTCTGCTCTACAAACTATTACTGGAATAAACCAAAAGCAGCTTGCACATTATGCAGCAGGCAGAAGCAAGCCACGCCCTCAACAGGCTGAAAAAATAGCCAGAGGGTTACATAATCTAGCAAAAGATTTAATGTCGGTCACTGTTTAATTCAACACTTTGCTTTGACTGAGAGATAGAAGGAGCCTCTTTGTAGGCTCCTTTTTTATTGGATTTTTTGCCCTCCTCTAAACATTTTATTACATTTGGACTATTATTTTTATAACAAATTTAATAGGCCAAATGAAAACACAAGATTTCGTCGCAATAGACTTTGAAACCATGACACCGGAACTGACCAGTGCATGCGCCATAGGGCTTGTAAGAGTCCACAACGGGGTTATCAGCCAGAAGTTCTACTCACTTATCAAACCGATACCAGACTCCAGGACTGAACGTAACACCCATGTACACGGTCTGACGGATGAGATGGTAGCCAACGCCCCCACCTTCTCCGAATTGTTCCCTTTACTAAAATCCCTCATCGAAGATCTTCCGATTGTATGTCACAACAGCTCCACAGACATCAACGTCTTCAGAAGCTGTATGGAATACTATGGCCTGACCGGCATTGACCTAAGCCACTACGTCGATACACTCGAACTGTACGGCAAAGGCTTGAAAGCATGCTGTGAAGAAAACGGCATCCAGCTTGTCAACCATCACGACGCACTGGCCGATGCGGAAGCCTGTGCAAAGCTCTATCTCTGCTACCAGGGACACCTGGCGAAAGACCTTGCACATTACGACCTAAAGGAAGTAATGGCAAATAAGGAAGCACGCAAGTACGACCATGACACCTTGATGCCTTTATCTGAGGAAGACATAGAAAACAAGGATACGATTTTCTTCCAAAAGAAAGTGGTGATTACAGGTGTCTTCTGTGCCTACCCTGACCGCGATGAACTCGGTTCTATTCTGAAATCATTCGGTGCAGACATAAATACGACAATATCAGGCAAGACAAACATTGTCATTGTCGGTGAAGGTGCCGGCCCATCCAAACTCAAAAAGATTGAAGAATTCAATGCCAAAGGAAAGAACATCCGGCTCATTTACGAGAAAGAATTATGCGAAATCATGAACGAAATAACTAAACACTAAGAATATGGCTATCAAAAAAGAAAATGTAAACTTGACCTACGACGCTTTGTGGTTCAAGACCTTTATGGACAGTGGAGAATTGACATTCTACAATCGAGAAATCTTTATCTCGCCAGGAATGGCTGGAAGACTGGACATCTTCATGCAGTTGCTGGGTAATGTGGGCGGATATGCCAGAACCACGAACTTCGACAAAGATCTTGACGTAGTGGTAGTATCAGATTACCTGATGAACAAATTCAAGAGCGGAGAGAAAGACGAATTCTTCCAAATGCTCGAAGACCTGATTAACGCCAGCGCAACTCCCTACCGGAAACTGAAATTCACTACAGAATCTATCGTACTTGAATCATTAAACACCCGGGCAAGTGGCCAGCTTCGTCAGAACAAGAAGGACTTGAAAGATAAGAACACGACTCCGCAGATGATTGAAGCAATCAACCAGGGCATAGAAAGAGATGAACTGATGCTCGGCATGATTAAGAAATATAAAGAATCTACCAAGGAGCCACAACAACAGAATTTATTTTGAGACATAAACAAGTATGATTGGATTTATCCTTATAATATTTTTAGCTGGATTTATATTTATCGCTTATTTGAAAAAATCGAACGACTCTTCAAATAACAAATCCAATGGAACGATAAGTAGCAATACTTCAAATTATGACAATAACAGAACACAATTAAATCATGCATCTAATACGCAAAAAGCTAAAGAAATACCTTCCACTGCAAAAAAAGTGAATTTTGCAGTGAAGGGTACATCCTATCGCTCTCAAGCCGATATTAATGCAGCAAGAAATGTTCGAGTAGGTGATGAACTTACTTTAATTCATGAAGCATATAATGATTATGACTCATTTGCAATGATGGTATTAACTTCCGATGGGCATCATATTGGTTATGTAGAGAAAAAGTATTCCATGTGCTTCTTTGCATATAAGGACAAAATATATAAATGTATCGTATCTAAAGTAACTAATGACGATGTACCATTTATATATGCCAACGCTTTTCTGCCTTTTGATGCACGTGTTCCGGATGATGACTTAAAAGTTCAGAAGATGACATCTAAAGAAGGGCAATACATAGGCAATGGAGTAACTGTCAAGATTACTACCGAGCATAGTCTTGCCCATGAAACCAACCCCGATTTGGAGCTTGCTGAAAAATTAAAATATAGTGAGCCTGAAAAAGCCGTTGAGATATTTTTGTCATGCGCTGCAAATGAATCTGGACTGTATTCTTTACACCAGGCTTGCTTTTGCTATCGTAAAATGAAAGCCTATGATAAAGAAAAAGAACTGATACAGCAGATTATTACAGTATGTAAAGACGAAGGCAAAGAAGAATACATTCCTGAATATGAATCACGGCTAAAATCTGTAGAATATTACATCAACAAACAGAATGAAAAAGGAGAACTGGACAAAGCGTATTCTCTCCAAAAGGAAGGAAAATATAAAGAAGCACTTGACCTTTATCTTTTTTACTTCAATAAAGATAAGTTTGTTTTAAACTTAACTGACAGAATCATCCAATGCTATCGGAAGTTAAATGACAAATCAAATGAAACAAGGATGCTTGAATATGCTCTAAAAAATAAACTTTCAGAATCAAACAAACTAAAATATGAAAAGAGATTAGAGAAACTAAAACAAGAGCAATAAGACTTTAGGCTATCTTTAATTTCATTGATACGCTTTGCTATTTATGAATAACAAGAAAAATTAATCACACTCAGTACTCCTTAGCCAGTACAGCTGTACTTCCCTGAAAGTACTCCAGTACTTCCATGGCAGTACTGAAGTACTCCTTAGGAAGTACTGAAAACATGACTGAAAGGCTCTATAAAAAGCGGAAACCATAAAAAAGTTTCCGCTTTTTCTTTTGCCATCTCAAAACAAAAACATACATTTGCAGTGCTTACCATTTGAAACAGGCGAGATGGCTCGCCATTTTATGCTGCGGGCATTTTTTATGCCTTGTGGTTTACCATATCGTATAAGTTCCGTCCCGTGTGGAGTGTTAATGCACCCACAGCCTGTTTCAGGTGGTAAGCAACGGGGAGCGGAACTTTTTTGTTTCCTCTCCGTAATTTAATTATTTATTGTTTCATTTTAATGCTTACCAAAAATGAAAAATCAAATTGCCCTGCCTGCAAACCAGGCAAAACAAAGCCGTATATCGTTATGGCTTAACCGTGAAAATGTATTGTTCTCCTCCATCATGGAAGAGAAAGTTTCCAACCGCCAGACTGTGCTCATTTCCCAGGCACTGGCTTCTTTCTGTATCTTAACCTGTTCCGTATTCACCCATTGGCTGGCCGCCATTGCCTGCCTCTGCTGGTTTGCTTGTTCCATTTTACTTTGCAAGAAAGGAGGTTTATAATGGATGACAATGTAGAAAAAGCGGTTTTCAGAGTACAGAAAACTTCTTATTACAATAAGAATGGGCTATTCATCGAAGAATTCCAGATATGTATGAATGGTTGTGATAGCATCATGTGCCAGAGAGAGGAGTTCGAAGATTTATACAAGATAATGGGTATTGCCCTTAATGACAGAAAGGAGGAGACAAATGGAAGAGGGAGTAGAATTTGAAGTTTTAGTTCTTCAGCAATATTGCGAACAATGGCTTCCAGCTAAGGAAGTTACAGATTATACAGTATTTAAGACATCGCAACAGATACAAGACGAGTTGAGTGAAATGGTCGATATAAGTATTAACGATATAACGTTCAACTTACTCAAAATAGGTTTTAAGATAGCAATTAATCCAGAAGGGAAACCGGCATGGATGATGCAGCGCAGATAGACTGCAAGTTTTTAGATGATTACATTTTTTCTACATTTATATCGAGGTGTGGCGTCGTGAGGACGCTGCACCTTTTGTCTTTTTACCCCTTTCCGGAGCCGGGTATCTTTGAGAAAAACAAAGAATTATGCTCAATGTTGCACATAACATACCCGACTTTGTCCTATCTTCTGATTTGGAGGATTTCACATTCAGTGCAGACCAGAATGTTAGATTCTCACTTTCACAAGACAGCACTTTAATTTTCGAAGAGACTTATACACCGGATGCAAATAACGAAATACGTATCCTCGACTTATTTTCCATCATAGAGCCATACCTCCTCGAGACGCCGATGGCTAGGTTTAGCTATCAATTAATTGTCCCTGGAGAAACCTTATACAAAGGTTTTATCGTGCTGTTATGCCGTCCCATCATCCCCTGCAGTGGAGTAGATTTCGTGACGAACTATTTCCTGACGACCTTGGCTGGGCGTGACAAAATCACCTCCTTTGGTCGCACGGAAACCCTTTACCTTACTACCGGAAGTTTGTCTTCAGGCGGTACGACTATTCCCGTGACGGCAGAATGTGTCTTCGTCAACGACCAGAACCAGCTTCTCAAATCCACCCGTTCACTGGGCAATGTGGCCGACTACGGTATCCGCTCCATAGACGTATCCCCTTCCCGATTTACCCAGTCCGGCTACCGGCTGTTGCGGTACACCATCCTGGCCGGCGCCCGGAAGCAGACTTTCCACGTAGACCAGGACGAACCGGAATCCGTCGGCCTGAAGTTCCGGAACTCGTTCGGATGCGTCGAAACATTCTACTTTGTGGGCGGAGATACGGTAGAGCCGGAACTGACCCGGAGTGCAGCTTACTTCGCCGGGCAATACAAGAACTATTACGTAGACGAGCAGCGCAAGCACACACTCAATACAGGTTACATCCCCGAAGGTATGTTCAACCTGGCCGACGATGTGGCAAGGGCTACCGAAGTCTGGCTGATGGATGAATTCGGAGACATCCCGATAACCATCACCGAAAGCAATACCAGCCGGAGCGATGAAGACGACGGACTGTTTGCTTTCACTGTTTCCTACATCTTCGCATCCCGGTACCAGCAGCGGCTCCGTCTGCTTCCGGACATTTTCGACGACTCATTCGATGACACATACAATTAAAGCCTATGAACGTAATACATATCAAAGACGCATTAAGACTGCTCGAGTCCGGGCAGCCCTGCAACCTGAAGCTCTGGAAGCTCAGCACAGGTGACATTCTGGAATACAAAGGCGCGGTGTGCGTCGGCTCGCACTGGCGACAAGGACTCCATCGGGTTCGCCTTCCGGCATCCGGCTTAATTCGTTCCTTCCGCGACATATCCCTTTTCGAAATTAACAACATGACAATTTACCTTTAATATGGACAAGACAATCCTGCAATACGACGGCGACTTCATGCCTGGTGAGATATTCGATATCGAGGTTTCCAACGTGGCCACCGAAATGGCTTCCGTAGAAGACAGCAGCCTGGTGTTCGATGAAGATGCAAATGTAAAGACTACGCCTGTTCCCGGCCGGAAAGGCATGGCGTATGTCAATTTCGGTGAAGACAACCAGCTTCCGTTTAATATCATCAAGATGATAGGCATCGACGAAGTGATGAGCCAGAACAAGCTGTTCAACGTCATCACCTGTTACGGTGCCGGACTGAAGTACATGGACGTAGACACCAGACAGCCGACAACCCATCCCGAAATCAAACGCTGGCTGATTCACAACAGCCTCCCGCTATTCCAGCTCGAGCAGGCTACAGACATGAAGTATTTCTTTTTCTGTGTGTCGGTCATCATTCTTTCCAGGGACGGCAAAAGAATCAACCGGCTCATTCACAAAGAGGCCTGCTACTGCCGTTTCCAACAGGCCAGAAGGGGCAAAATCAATCACGTGATTTATGCCAATTTCCGCGAAAACGCCTCGCTCCGTCCGGAAGACTACGAAGTCATCCGTCTGCTGGATCCGCGCGACCCGCTGGGCGACCTGATGGTACTCATGGGGCGTGAACCTGGACGCGATGGTGAAACAAGAGTCCGTACAGAAGACCGTAAATTCGCTATTCTTGTGCGCTTCCCCACACCCGGATTCCAGTATTACCCCATCCCCTACTACACCAGCATTTTCCGGGGCGACTGGTACGACATCAAGCGACTGATTGGGAAAGGCAAGAAAGCGAAGCTCCGCAACCATGCCAGCGTAAAATACCAGGTCGAAGTACACAAGGACTACTGGAGTAACATTTGTGCGGAAGAGCGCATTACCGACCCGCTGTAGAAGATGGAGCGTATCAAAAAGGAGAAGGAAAACATCAAGAACTTTGTTTCCGGAATCGAAAACAGCGGCAAGGTCTGGATTACCGGATACTACATCGACCCGAATGGCCGTGAAGTCCGGATGGTACGCATCAATGTGGTGGAGACCGGCAAGGAAGGCGGCGACTGGAGCGAAGACATTCAGGAAGCCAGTAACATCACCTGTTACGGTGACAACATCCATCCCAACCTGGTAGGTGCCACACCAGGCAAGGGACAGAGTAACAACTCCGGTTCAGACAAGCGCGAGCTGTTCACGCTCAAGCAGGCACTGGAGATTCCTTTCCACGACCTGATGAACATCCCGCATAACATCGTCATCGAGTACAACGGATGGAGTGAGAAGGTGTATCCGGATGTACCCATGGTGCTGCTCACCACCCTTGACCAGAACACCGACGCCAAACAAAAGACAGCTTCAGACCTTGAAAACAAATCCTAAAACGAATCAATATGGCTATCACATTTTCACAAGAGATTTTCGAGAAGATTTGTTCCTCTGCCACCCATTCTACGGCAGAGGTGTATGATATGATTGCTCCTCACCTGGACGACACGCTTCAAAGCATCAACTGCGTGCTGCTGGGTGACATGGCAGACAAATTAGATACTGTTCCCGGACTCGAGCAGGCGGTCACAAAGCTGGTTTGTCTGCGTACCTATCAGGAGCAGATACCACAACTCGACCTGGTACTGACTCCCACCGGATTCGGTGTGGTGTCTAACCAGAATCTGGCCCCGGCTTCGGCCGACAGAGTGAAGAACCTGCTGCAACAAGTCACCAATGCAGCCGAAGATACCTACGACCGGTGTCTGGAGCTGCTGGTCGGTACCAGCTGGGCAGATACGGCACAGGCCCGTATCAACATCCCGAACCTGATGTATACAGCCAAACAACTGAAAATGTACGTTGATTTTCCTTCAGCAGATGTACATCGTTCCAAGCTGCTCGAGTTCCGGACAAAGATGTACCAGGCAGAAGAAAAGATACGGCAGCAAGTGTCGGCCGAGTTCTTCGACCACATCCTCGAACAGGCCCGGCACAATGCGTTCACTAAAGAAGAGTCTGCCATGGCCGACTACATGTGCAAGTTCATCGGCTTCTGCATCGCAAAGAACTGGCCGGCAGCAAAGAGCATGCTGGAACGCATCGAGAACTACGCGGAATCCAAAGTAGAGGTATTCACCAGCTACAAGGACTCCGAGGCCTACAAAGTCAAACATTTCCAGACTTACCAGAATGAAAAGAATGATTCCACATACTTTTGGGGGTAGAATACTCGACTTCCAGTTCCCCACTTCCTGGCAGCAGCTCAACCAGGAACAGCTTCGGTACGTATTCCTGGTCATCACCCTGTTTTCTCCGGTCAAGGCTAAGACTTACGTCTTCATGCGCTTCACCGGAATCCGTGTCCGGAAGCGAGTGAAAGGAGGATGGCTCTGCACGTTCCGCCTGAACTGGCACAAAAAACTGAGGTTCATCCTTCAGGACTGGCAGGTGCGCAGCTTCCTCCGGCAGATTGATTTCATCTCCGAACCCAACGCTTATCCCGTCCGGCTGGACAGGATAGGCGGTCGGTATGCCATCGATGCACTGCTACACGGCCTGAGTTTCGAAGATTACCTTTGTTGTGAGAACCACTACCAGGGCTACCTGTATTCGCAGGACATTTCCCAGCTCAAGGCCCTTTATAGCTTCCTCTACAAGAAGAAGCCGGGCGTCAAAGGTTCACTGAAGGCCGCCTTTTCCCGCATCAAGGAATACGAACTGGTTTCCGTATTCCTCTGGTGGGGAAGCATCAAACTGTACTTCGCTTCCCTTTTTCCCCATTTCTTCCAGCCGTTCCACCAGAGGACCGACGCTGATCAGCCGGAACTGCCCGACCTGATGGGCGCGATGAACGCCCAGATCCGGGCACTGACCGGTGGTGACGTGACAAAAGAAAAGGAAGTCCTGCAGATGGACTGCTGGCGGGCCCTGACCGAACTGGACGCCAAAGCACACGATATTCAAATACTAAAATCAAAACAAAATGGACACAAGTAAATTCTTTGACGGCCACGCCTATTTTAAAGAACTGACCGAAAAGAACAAGCTGGCCAAAGCCAACTCATTCTTTCCATGTTCCTGCAGCGGTATCAATTCACTCCAGGATGTACTCGACAATTTCCGGAAACAGTCTGCTTTCGTCTGTGTCGACGATACCAACGACGCAGCCACCGAACAAATCGGAGGCGGCTGGTTAAAGAAGCGCACCTTCACGGTATTCCTCCTGATTCGTTACCGCTACGACGACATGACCGAGCGTGCGGCAAAGCTGGACATCTGCCGGCAGATATTCAGACAGTTCCATTCCCGCATGATCCGTGACAAATACATCTACGAAGACCTGGACTTATCCTTCCTGAATGTATCCCGCATCTACACCCGTGAACTGGGAGAATACTTTATTTCCGGATGTACCGGCTTATACTTTATGGTCGAACTGACCGAACCCACAGATTTATGTTATAAGGAGGACGAGTGGAATGGCTAATACAGACACTAACAGGCCGGCAGCCACCGATGAAGACCGCAGAAAATATCAGGAAGCCTGGGCAGAAATGATGGTGAATATCTGGCGTGAAAAGATTGAGAGGCTGCACGTCATTAATACTTACTCGCTTCACCAGCAGATACGCGATAACGTCATATCTGCCACGGACTCAGTATCTACCATTCAGCACAAGTTTCTGGAGTACGGCATATATCAGGACATGGGTGTTGGTAAAGGATATACCAAAGGTAACGGCGGTGACTTAGAGATATTAAACCCGGTCTATCGTGAAGAACACGGGCTAAATGTGCCTCGCAAAGTTGGGCCAAAACCCGGTGGATACTATACATCCGGCAATCCGCGTAAACCTCGAGAATGGTTTTCCCGGCCCTACTTTGCATCCATCATGGTACTGAAGGAACAGATGGCCTACATGTACGGCGAAGAGTTCTGCGGTTTGCTTGTCGATAAAATCGAGGAAGCAAACCATAAGCGCAGCACTACTCTCAAATCACGTTTATACGGAACGCACAAGCGTAAATAAAACAATGTCTTTTTGAAATCTAACTCGGTAAGTTTACTTCGTAAAAAACTCAGAATTATGGCAACAAAAACATTCGAAGAATTAAAGCAACTGGCCATCCAGATCCGCGACGAAAAAACAAACAAACAGAACACAGCCACCCGTGTAGGCACGGCAATGCTGGGACACATAAACAAGCTCGAGCAAGATTACTACGACAAGACAACAATCAACAACCGAACAAGTGAGTATAACGTATCAATAAATCATCCGACTTCCGGTATATCCAGTTCAAACAAATACGACCTCTCAAGTGCGATTGCGCAAGTTCCGGCAGAACTTAGGACTTCCGGACTTACCGTTAGCTTCCTGAATGAGTCCGGAGATATAGAAAAATGGGAGTTCAGCGGCGGTTCCTGGGCGGTTAGCAGCTTTTCGCAGGTAGGGGCTATGAAAATTACTGAGCTAGAAATAAAATCAGATTATGTATCTAGTCCTGATGAACTATATACATTCACAGACATAGAATCTATTGGTAATCTTTCTTCTGCCATTTTAGCTGATGGTAATATAGGTGGAGGAGCAAGTAATGGTAAAAGAGCTATATATACAGTAACAGAAGGCGATTTATTATATATCAATGTAAATAATACAATAACTGATAATGGATTCTTATTGTATGCTTTTTATTCAAGTACAGATACTTCATCAACAAATTTAATTCAGAAAGGTAAGGATTGGAGGAAAGGTGATAATAAATTTATTGTAAAATGTCCAAGAGGTGCAACAACATTAGTACTGTCAGGAAAAAATGAAGAAAGTGTATATTTTAATGTGGCAAAACTTACAGATAAGTTTGCAACCAAAAAAGAATATACAGAAGGTATTAATAATCTGTCTAATGATATAGTTTCATTGTCTGACAAGGTTTCAACTATGGTACAAATAAACGTACCTCAATTAGGTAAATGGATTAATAATTATGGTGAGGTTGGGGATGTAGCTTCTTTAGGATTAAATTCTTCTGGCTCATATACATATATCATACAAGACTGCAAAGAAGGAGATACCTTTATAATAAATACATCTACATCGGCTCCTACAGCTTTAAGAAATTGGGCTTTTTTGGATGCTGAAAATAGGATTTTATCTTACATGAAAAGCGGAACTTCTGATAATGAAAGAATAGTTGCTCCTGCTGATTCTGTTAAATTAGTTGCAAATTTCTTGACAACGAAAACATATTCTTTAACTAAAATACTACCAATATCTGAAAGATTAGAAGAAATAGAAGACTCTATATCTTCACAAGATAACATTTTACCTATTACTCACGGCATGAGCGATATGGGATGCATAGATTACGAGACATTTACTACAGACAAGGAGTATTCAGTTATTATAGAATATGGTCAGAGTCTTTCTAGAGGGCAATTACAACCTAATACAGGAGGAAATGTTTATATAGAGGACGCATTAGATGGATGCCTATCTATGGGAAATAAAATGACGTTGGAAGATGGCGAGCTACAGACAGTAACGACGAATAACGGTTTAGGAGAACAACCACCTTTACTTAATTGTATGTCCACACTGAAAATGTTATTGAATAGAACTTTTTTAAAAGGTATAAATTTAATAGGTACTACTCCCGGTATAGGAGATACAGCTATTGAAGACCTTGCTAATGAGGATGGCGCACCATATACTTTGTTCAAGACCCAATTACAGAATATTGTAACAAGAACCTCAAATAAGGCTAATTGCGTTGCTATTATATGGATGCAAGGGGAAGCTGATGGATTAACATTAACAACTGACGAATATAAAACAAAACTGCTTGAATTAAAGAATAATATGCAAAGAGATGTTATGTCTATATTAGGGCAGGATAAGAAGCCTCTATTTTTTACCTATCAGACAGGTAGAGGTTTCCCGCAAAGGCAAGCTGTAGCACAATATCAGTTTGCCATGGAAAATGATGATGTTATTTTGCTTAACCCTGTATATTATTTGCCTGGTCCAGCGCATCCTTCAGCGAATGGCTATAGATGGTATGGAGAGCAATGTGGTTTACAACTATTTGATGTTCTATATAAAGGTATTAGAAAAACGGCAGTTATGCCTATGGCGGCAAGAAAGATAGGACAAAATGTAATTATAGATTGTATTGTACCTGAACCTCCATTATGTATAGATACTAATATAATAACCGAACAACCTAATTACGGATTTGATGTATATCTTAATGACAGTCCTTGCACAATAAGCAATGTATCTATAATAGGAGGTACAAGTATTAAGCTAACCGTTGTAGAAGATATAAGTGATGGCACTGTTCAATGTTCGTATGCTTATGGTTTAGGTAAATTAGGCGATGGATATGGGAATGTAAGAGATAGCAATAAAGCTATATCAAGAACTAAATATATATCAGATGATGAATTGGGTGTAACAGATGGTATTTTCCCAACAGATGAAAATGGTGAACCTCTTACGGAAAAACCATATCCAATGTATAATTGGCTTAATCAGTTTTTATTGAATGTAGAATAAACCGTGTAAAAATATATAGGTAGGGATTCCCTACCTTATTAAGAATCAATTTATGCTTATGTCCAGTGTCTTTAAACTAAATAACTATTATAGATTGAGATGCTATTGCTGCTAACTTCCTCTGTATATATTGTTCTTCACCTAAAAGAGGATGTGTACCATCTGTAGTATAAAAATTTTTTGTAGGTTTCCCTGTTTCCGGATTATTAATTTTTCCAGTGAATCCAACATTAACATCTAATGCAATCAAAGGGAATCCCCATTTTTCACATAATTTTCTTTGCGCTGTACTTATTATTTGTCTTGTGTCGTCCCAAAATGTGCATAAAGCTATTTGTACTGGTTTCCCACCATCAATATTATACCATTTTGATTCTGTATCATTTTTCATATTATAGCATAATTCATAATATTTTTTTATGCAATAATCATACATGGCTGCTTTTAGATTATTATCTAACCATGCCCCACCTTCATACAGCTCTTTATTAATTGGTATTATTTTAGCCGTTTCATAATCTGAAGCCTTGAAGGCTTTCAATTCATCTGCGTTATATTCTCTATCTCCCTGTACAGGCAATAGTGTATATGCATCTCTGTCATGAACATACATTATTATTAATGCGTCATGATTTTCAAATTCTTCTTTATTGAATAAATTTGGTAGATCTTCCAGGCTATTATTTTTACCATAATTATATAAAGCATTAGCCAAATATCCAATATTAGTGGCTCCGACTGCCTTATTAATTGAATTGACATTTTTGCTTTTACACGCAAGTTCAAACCATCCGTTGTTCGAACTACCTATTGATGCTCCGACAAGCATTACACTTCCCCCCGAAGGTACATATAACGCTGCGTTTACATAATTATATCTAAAGACATCATCATAATTTAGTTTTGTTGATATAATTTGTAATATATCTTCATTTGCATTTACAAGGTCTTCTCCATTCCATTTGTATAACCCGTCTTTATACTGATATATTGCTCCGGGTATAAATTGTACAGTTTCCCAACCATCTTGAGTATATCTTCTTAGTTGTTTAGTATTAGTGTTATAATAAGTTCCAAAATTTTCTTGAGCTTCACTGTTAAAATTATATATATGAATCAACATGTCTGTAACTGGAACCGGTTTATCTTCTTCCTCTTCTACTTGTTGATGTAACAACGACCAATTAATATCATTTGGAAAGTTACCATCACCAAAATCATTAGTTCCAATATATTGCTCAGTTCTCCAACCGAAAGTTGGATGTTGATAAGATATAATCATACCTTGTAGCCTTTCATTCCTATTAACAGCTTTTCTTGTTGTAGCGAAATCAGTGTTCCAGGTTAGAATTGCATTACAAAATCCATTGTAGCCTTTATCATAACTTTGAGTATATGTTTTAGCTATATAATTATTCCCATCATATATAACCTCAACTATTTCATTTTGTTTCCATCCGTAAGTATCGATCACATCTTTATTATAATACAATATATTCTTAGCACCTGTATTATTAATATTTAATGTGGCCGGAGTACTACTTTTGTGTGTGTTGACAAATTTAATCAACATTCTACATCTATCAGATAAGACAAAGTTGTTCACAATTACAGTTTTTTCTATTGTCGCACCTCCTGTATTACATACAACATATAAGCTATCTGCTAATACTGTATTTACAGTTCCTATTCTTGCATCAGCATCTACAAGGTCTTCTCCATTCCATTTATATAACCCGTCTTTATACTGATATATTGCACCAGAGATAAATGGTATGGTCTCCCAAGAACCATCTTCTTTCAATTTTCTGAGCAATTTAGTTGATTTGTTATACATTATATCTCCAGCATTAACCGCTGTTTCCTTGACTAATAATGTCTTACTATCTAACTTGGTAAGTTTTTCAGCCCCGACCTGCGAAAAACTGCTAACCGTCCAGGAACCGCCAGTGAACTCCCATTTCTCTGTGTCCCCGGATTCGTTCAAGAAGCTGATGGTAAGCCCGGCCGTCCTAAGTTCTGCCGGAACTTGCGCAATTCCATAAAATCAAGGTATTATGTTGTTATTTAAGATGCGGTAGAATATAAGTAGAAACAAGGCTACTAGCTAGTTATTTCTACCCATATTCTACTTCACTATGTCTTTTTACCCTACTCCATGACTTCATACTTTTGAGTAACAAACAATCAAAAGTATGACAAATTTATCCAATCTGTTTGAGTGGCTGAAGATTAGTAACCGCCCAAAACACCTCAAAGCAGGTATCATTATTTTTATCATCTGGATTGGCTCAGTCCTTCTTCTTACCACCATGACTATCCTACAAGCTGCATTGACCGGTGCAATATGCGTATTTGTAGCAATGTGTGCTGTAGAATATATTCAAAAAAGCATTGGTGGGAAATGGGACTGGCTGGACATTTTGGCCGGAATACTCCTTCCTATAATTGTAGTTTTGATTATTTACCTATATGGAGTTTTTAAATGATATCGTCAATACAATCAGTAGTATCCTTTCTTCAATTTTCCTCCCACTAATAGGAGTATTCATGTTTCACGACGCACGGCGTAGAAAAGAGGAAGCAACAGCTCGAAAGGAAGAAGCAATTGCTCGTAAAGCCGAAACGGACAACATTACCAGTTATGCTGCAGAATGGAAAGAACTTTATGAAAAAAAAGAAGCTAAAGTACAAGAGCAGGACAAAAAGATAGACCAGCTTTATGCGGAAAAGAATGAAGACCGCCTACGAATTCGCGAGCTCATGGAGAAAAATACAACATTGGAGTTAGAGAATCAAAAGCTGATTGTAAAACGGTGTGACGTAAGAGGATGCGGTAAAAGACAACCGCCCAATGATTATTAACTATAAAAGCAAGTTTTTTATGACAACACAACCACGAGGCCTGCGTAATAACAACCCAGGCAACATCCGCAACTCAGATGCGACAGACTGGCAGGGAGAGATTCCTGCATCTAAAAAACAAGACAAGACCTTCGAAGAATTCGAAGACATGGCCCATGGTTACCGGGCATTAATCAAGCTGCTGCAGAACTACCGCCGGAAATACGGATGCCAGACGATTGCAGACTTCATCAGCCGATGGGCACCCAGAACCGAAAACAACACATCAGGCTACATTTCACGCGTATGCCAGGAGATGCAGGTACCGACAACCTACGTCCCGAACGTGGAGGACAAAACGACCATGTGTGCCTTTGCAGCTGCCATTTCTCAGGTAGAAAATGGAGTTCCGGCTGTAATGGCAGATGTAGAAAAAGGATGGGCATTGTTATGAGAGCTTTAATCATACTTTTTTTCTTCTTTGTGTGTGGTTCGGTGTTTCTCGGGTGTAAATCCGGGAAGCACCTTACTTCAGACAGTCACACACAGATCATCGTGCATGACAAACTGGTACCGGTATTCCGCCCGGCTGATTCCGCATCCATCCGGGCCTTGCTGGAATGCGACTCGAACGGTCGCGTCGTCCTTTCCTGGTTGGACATGGCACAGTCCGAAAACGCACGTTTACGGTTCAAACTGGATTCCATGGGTAACCTGATGGCAGACTTCAAGGTACCTTCAGATACGGTATTCATTCCAGGAAAAGACAGTACAATCATTCAAAAATCAGTGCAGACGATAGAAATAGAAAGGAGGCTTACCCCATGGCAGAAGTTCTGCATGGTATTCACCATCGTAGTGCTTATTCTCTTTGTGCTGTTTGCAGTGTACAAAATTCGTGTAATCTTAAACAAGAAATAATATGGCTATAGACCAGGTAGCAACCGTCGAGGTCCGCGTAAACGGTGAAGAAGCAAAGCAGGAACTCAAGAATCTGGAAACGATTGCGTCCGGATTAAAAAAGGAACTGGCAGATGCTTACCAAGCCGGTGATACATCTAAAATCAAGCAGGTCACTTCCGAGCTTCGGAAAACGGAAGCTCAGATTAAGACGCTGAAGAAAGATACCACGGCGCTTACCGAGGTAATGAATAACCTCGACAAAGCCACGCCTAAAGAACTTCGCGCCACCCTGACAGCCATCAACCGACAGCTGAACAGCGGACATATTAAGCGAGGTTCTGCGGAGTGGAAATACTACCAGCAGCAGGCCAAACTGGTGACAGCCGAACTTCAGAAGATAAAGACTGAAGTACAGGAGACAGAAGGATGGTTGTCCCGTTTCAACAACGGTTTTGCTAAATGGGGTGGCTTGTTGGCGACGGGTGCAGCCACCATCACGGGTGTATCTATGGCCCTGAATACCCTTCGCAACAACCGCGACTCCAAGGAATCCTCCCAGGCAGAGCTGAAGGCTTTGACCGGACTGGATGATGAATCTATCCAGTGGCTTACAAAACAGGCCGAGCAACTGTCCACTACCATGGACAAATCCGGCTTGCGAATCCGACAGTCATCCGACGAAATTCTTCAAGCCTATATGTTGATTGGTTCCAAGAAACCGGAACTTCTGAAAGACAAGGAAGCCCTGAACGCCGTCACTATCGAAGCCATGCGACTGGCTGCAGCGGCCAAAATCGACCTGAAGGATGCCGTAACGGCCACCACCGTATCCCTTAACATGTACGGAGAATCAGCAGACCAAGCAGCTCGCTATGTGAATGTGCTAGCCGCCGGTTCCAAAGAAGGTGCAGCCGATGTTTCCGCCCAGGCCGCATCCATCAAGAATGCGGGTGTGGCCGCCTCCGGTGCAGGGGTGAGCATCGAACAGCTGCAGGGTACCATCCAGATGCTGGCAGAAAAAGGACTGGAAGCAGAACCGGCCGGTACCGCACTCCGTAAGTTCTTCCTGGTACTGCAGACCGGACCGGATGAAACCAACCCGAAGGTAGTAGGCTTGCAGACCGCACTCGAGAACCTGAACAAAAAGTCCCTGACAGCGGCACAGATCCAAACTATGTTCGGCGAGGAAGCCTATTCTGCCGCCACTATCCTGATAGACAATGCGGATAAAGTACGCCAATACACAGAAGCTGTCACGGATACTAACATAGCCATGGAACAGGCAGCCATCAACTCCGATACCAACGAAGCTAAAATGGCACAATACCGCAACAGCATCAAGGAGGCCGGCATCGAACTGATGGAGCGGCTAAACCCTTCGTTGTCACTGCTTTCCGGCTGGACGACAAAAATCATCGTGGCCCTCCCTACCCTGATTGACTGGTTTATCAAATACAAAGATCTCATCATACTAACAGTTGGAAGTTTAGGCACATATATGGCAGCTCTAAAACTGGCTACATTATGGGAAGAGAAATTTAAAGGTGCCAAAGCTGCAAGTATTATAATAGATAAGGCTAAAGTAACATGGACTAAAGCAGTGACAGCTGCTTCATATCTACAAGCTTCTGCAATGTTCTTGCTAACCACGAGAATGTCAAATCTTACAACTTCTATAAGACTTTCTGTTGCAGCATTGAAAATGTTCTTCACCACTCTAAAACTTAATCCTTTCGCAGCCATATCGACAGCAGTAACAGCGTTGGGATTTGGTATATATAAGTTAATAACTTATACAAGTGACGCAGACAAGGCCTTCAAAAATTTTTCTACAAACAACACACAACAACAAACGGAGCTTTACAAACTTTACGATGCAATCAGAAATACCAATGAAGGTAGCAGACGCAGAATCGAGCTTATAAAAGAATTCAATGACAAATATGGTGGTTATTTGGATAATCTTCTTTCAGAAAAAGACTCTGTTCGTGATATAGCAAAAGCCTATAAAGACGTTTCTGTAGCCATACAGAATAAATTAGCCTTAGAAGAAATAGAAAAGAGGAAATCAGAAATAACAAATAAGTCCCTTGAAGATAGAGCCGATTACATGGCTGAGTTTCAAGGCATTTTATCACGTAGACTAACTTCATCTACAACTGATAATATCAGAAATGTAGTTATAGGCTATGTAGATGATATGGTAAAAAAAGGATATACGGAAAAACAGATTGCAGATGCCGTGTCCAAATCATTATATAAGAAGTATGGCAATTCATTAAAACTCTATGACTTGTCAGACGCTAAAGATGCTATAAAAGATTATGTATCTATAGTAAAAAATGATTATGATCGTATCGCAGAAATAGAGAATAAATTTAGTGCTTTAATCGTCAAGACCAAAGAAAATCAGAAAGCTGTCAATCAATTAGACGAAATAATCGTAACTCCAGATAAAAATGGTAATACTAATACAGATATAACAACAACTCGGACAGATAACAAACCATCTACGACAGAGATTGCGTCCACCGCAGAGAACAAACGATACTACGATGAACTGTCCGACCTGAAGAAGTCGTATCTGGCCAGCGATGAGATGACACAGCAGGAATACACCCGTTTCATGGAAGACCTGGAGATGCGTCACCTTGAGAACATGATGGCAATCGCCGGACTGGAGCCGGAGAAACGCCAGCAGATTGAACAGAAAATTCTCGAAGCACGAATCAAGTACAAAGAAGAATGCAACAAGCTGGATGAAGAAGATGCCAACAAAGCATCTGAAGAAGCCTTTACCCGCCTAGAGAAACAATACCAGCTGGAGATTGAAAGTGTGACACAGAAGCATTATGCCGGACTTTCATCAGAACAGGAATACCGTCAGCAGCTACTCGATATTCAGAATGAATATTACGACCAAGTGCTTTCTTCTTCTGAAATTTCCGAAGAAAAGAAAGCTGAGATTATTGACAAAAAACAACAGGCAAGCCTTGAAAAATCCCGTAAGAATTACGAAGAAAATCAGCGAAAGATAAGAGAGCAGCTTTCATTCGCACAGAATATAGGTCAGCAGTTTGGCGAAGCATTCGCAGAAATGCTGACAGACTCCGAAACGTCCCTGGGTAACTTCATGAAAGCAACCTTGGAAATAATCCTGGACAGCCTTCAAAAAATGATGATTGCATACATAGCTGAAACGCAAATGAAAAATATTGCAACCTTAGGTTTCATCGGACTAGCTAAAGCTGCAGCCGAAATTGCATTAATCACAGCGGCCTTCCAAACGGCAAAGGCTGTAATAAATGGTTTTGAAGAAGGTGGCTACACCGGCTCCGGAAAACATGACGAACCCAAAGGAATAGTCCATGCCGGAGAGTTCGTGGCCAACCGTTACGCCGTCCAGAATCCAGCTATCCGTCCGGTTCTTGACCTGATAGACCAGGCACAGCGAAACAATACCATCGGCAGCCTGACTGCAAAAGACGTATCAGCCGTATTATCACCTACCAATAGGATGACAACAAACAACTACTATCAGACTGCCGAATCATCCAGCCAGGAATCAACGGCAGTCATGCTGCAAAATATGAAATGCATGGAGAAACTTCTCAAAAGATTAAACGAGCCGATATTTACCTATACAAAAGCGACTGGTAAAATGGGCGTGAATGAAGCGCAACAGTTAGTAGAAAAAATGAAAAACAATGTTTCACGAAAACGCAGCAGGTCATGACACGATTATTTATTGATGGAAAAGAAGTGGCACTACAGGATGGCTTTGAGCTTGATTTTTATACGCAGAATCCATTCTTTACACGCAATGGTGACTACACATATGATTTAGATATTGATTTGAATCATCCTCATAATAGAAGAATATATCAATCTTTAAACCGCTCTGATATTACTCAACGGCCTGAGAATCGTCAGGCCATATTAATCTGTGGAGCGATAAATATCATACGTGGAACTGAAATTATATTGTCAGTAGAAGACAACATTGCTAAAATTCAGATTGTGGCTGGGAACTCCGAGCTGAACTATCTTTCAGGCGGCGATAAAAGATTGCGTGAACTGGACTTTGGTACCTGTGATACCAGTCTGGAGACAGCATACACCAGCTTAAACCAGGCTTTTCCAGACATGAATTTTGTTTGCACTCCTATTTTTACCAGTTATGATACAAGCGGCAATTTAAGATACTTTGATAATCAGATGAATATCACAACTGGTGGAGCCAGCTTTATTCAAGGGACTTACATCTCACCACAGCCTTATTTGCTTTTTTATGTAGAAGAGCTAGTGAAAATATTGGGTTATAAACTACAAAAGAACACATTAAGAGAAAATAAGAGATGGTGCCGGCTCTTTATGGTGAATGGCTACAGAACCACCTCGTTCGCAAAGATGCTACCAGACTGGAGTGTAGACGAATTTCTAGATGAGATTGAGAAATTCTTCAACTGTATCTTTCTCGTAAATCAGACAGATAAAACTGTTCAGATTATCAACATTAATAGTTTTTACGAAAATTCTCAGACTATATGCCTCGAAGATATAAAAGATGAAGATATCATTAAAAAGTATGATGCAGACGAAGAATTATCTGTTGACTATGACAATGTAGAATTTGATTTTCCTGACATAGAAGATTACAAATACAGCTGCATCAATCCTGAAGTTTTATCACTTTGTACAACAAAGACCTATAACCGATTTCTCGATGTATGGCCTATGCTGGATTCTGAGTTCGACAAACGATACATTTACCATACCAAAGACTTTAACTTGGATTTTGTTGGAGTCGAAATAAACGGATTCCACCGACAGCGGATAGTGAATCGTTTTTCTGCAGTAAAAAACAATTCAGACGGTGATATAACATCATTAAAAATAATTCCGGCTGAGATTTATGCTGGTGTTTCCGGCGTTTCAGACGGAAGTTTTACCAATGGAGCTTTTACTGCTACTTATGCCCGCAACAATAATGCGGTAGACGAAACTTCAAATGAAACAGGACTGAACGAGTTAATAAAAGAAGGGATACCAGAAGAAGAAGCTCCAGACAAAATTTATGTGGCACTATATATGGGATACCAAGGCTTGTTTGTAGGAGCAGGTGAACCAACCGCACAATACAAGGACTATAAACTGCCTATGTCTGCAACAGATACATATTACTATATCAATACTGATAATTTCAATTACTTGCTAAAATTCCAAGATGAAGAACTTACCTTACAGCTTTCTGGAAACCAAGGATTATACGAAACATTCTATAAAAATAATTTAAAGATAGATACCCGAACTGAATACCAGTTCTGCTTTCTTGCAAAACAAATATATGACCCCAAATCCATTTTCTTAATCCGAAATAAACGATACTTTTGTAAAGAGTTACATTACATAGTCGAAATGAATGGATTAAATGATGTAGTTGAAGGAACTTTCTATCTAATAGAGTAATATTCTGTTTAAACTATATAATAAAGGGCTATCCCGTTGTGAAACGCGACAGCCCTGCTGTTAAGAACTAAGCTATTGATATAATTGTTATTTATATCTAAGATATTAGATGCGCTGTTGTACACTATAAAAATTATAATTACTTTTGCAACAAAGAAGCACTAAAATAATAATAAAAAAGGAGGTATCATGTGTATAATTAAAGACGTTACTCGATTCATCGCGAATGGGGCAAAAGTTTTGCGTGATTCTTCCCGCGGTGAATACAAACAGGAATCTGAAATTATTTCCCAACTAAAAGAAGAACTTTTTGTCGAATCTGACAAAATGGACGATAAATCCAAATTAAGACAGGATAGAAAGAATATAGAGAAAGACGTAAGAGAAGCTTGGGAAAAATTAAAACTAAGTAATGGCTAAACAACAAATTCAACAAAAAGAAACTGTCGTTGCAGGACAAGGAGGTGTAGGCCAACAGTTAGAAAGGACTTATACCGTAGATGATAACAGTTTGCCTTCTCCCCAAGAATTAGCAGCTTATAAGGAAATAGACCCTCAAATTGTTACGTTCTTGATGGAAGCTTCCGTTAAGGAGCAAGACCATCGACATAAAATGGATAAAGTAAAGTTTGATTTAGTTCGAAGATCCGAATCAAGAACAGGAAGAATGAACTGGTGGGGTATGGCATTTGCTTTTTTATCTATTGTAGTAATTGTAGCCCTTGCTGCTTATGCTTTATATTTAGATAGACCTTGGTTTGCTGGAATATTAGGAGCAGGTACATTAGTTACAGTTGCCTCAATATTTATTAACAAAGAAAAGCCTGATACAAAGAAAAAATAATCATAAACTTATCCTTTCCCAGTACTCCTTAGCCAGTACTGCAGTACTTTCCTGAAAGTACTATAGTACTTCCGCGGCAGTACTGGAGTACTCCTTAGGAAGTACTGAGAACATAACTCAAATACTCTATAAGAAGCGGAAACCTTAAAAAAGTTTCCGCTTTTTCTTTTGCCATTCCAAAATAAATCATCATATTTGCAATGCTAAACATTTTATATAACGTTGGATGCAGGGCAATTGGCTTGCATTTTTGCAGGTATTTTTTATGTCCGCATATTTGGTAGTACCATTAAATACTGGTATCCGTGTACCCCCGTGTGGAGCGTTAATGCGCCCACAAGCATTCGACGTTAATGTGTTTAGCAGCGGGACAGGCACGGATACTTTTTTATTTATATGAACACTTTAAACGTCATTTCCAATGCAGCAATGCTAAGCTGCCTCGGAACGTCAATCCACGAAACG